TACGCGTCCAGAGCGAGCTGCAGAGTTAGCGCCAGATCCTGGAACGACTCCGGAGTAACATCCCGACCTTCGCGCAGAATGGCATCGATCTGATACCGCGCCAACTTGTAGCTGGCCTCGTACGGGTCCGGCCTGCCCCGCAGGTCCGGCAGGTCCATCAGCATCCGCGCTTCCCTCGGGTCGACCACCCGCAGGTCGAGCATGTCCTGCACTGCACTCAGGCGTCCGGCCGGAGTCTGCGGCAGGAAGCTCGTCGGGTAGACCTGCATGATGTAGGCGTCCCGGTCCAGGTCCACATCCTTCCACCGAATGCGCTTCAGCGAATTGGGGCCTCGGTACCGAACTGTGAAGTCCGGGAACTCCTCGGCCAGGTCTGTTGCGGCGTCCACGATGCGCTCGGCCAGCTCAACGCACAGGCGCTCGTAGGCACGCGCGACGTACGAGAAGCGCTCCGATTCCACGTCGTGGAACACGCGCAGAGCCCGGCCGCTGTTGAGGCCTGCGGGCTTCTGGGCCTGAGCACTCATCTGCGAGATGCCGTAGATCTGGTATGCCCGGTCGATCAGGGTCCAGACCCACTGGTAGGTTTCGGGCGCAACGGCGGGAATCACCACCGGGGTCGGAGGCGTTCCCGTGTACTCGACGATGGCGTGTAGCTGGTTGGTCAGCTTCGCCTTGTTCACCGAGGACCCGGACTCCACGAGCAGCATCACCTGTCCGCCCGTCTCGTGTCCTTCCTGGATCTTGGCGACGATGGTATTGATCTCGTCCTGGATGCCGGACAGTTCGTCCGCCACGCCCGTCCCGTGGAATCCAATGGGGTCGGCTTCGATGCAGAACCGCAGGAGCGGGTAGCGCTCGCGCCTCCAGTCTTCGACGTGCAGCGCAGCCGACGGGATGGCGATGGCGTGCTTGCCGGATGCCTTGGTACCGGAGGCCAGCCTCCAGCCCTCCCAAACTTCAACCTGGTCAGCGCTATCGCCTCGGAATCCGAAGTCCGGGTCTCCCTTGCTCGCGTCCGCCGTCATGATGGCGGACTCCTGCTCGGGGAACATCTCGGCCAGCACTTCTCTGTCGATGTGCGAGCGCTGGTACACCGAGCGAGGCGAGCCGTAGTAGGCGTCCTGCGCATCAGTCAGGATCTCCCACGGATAGCACACCTCGACTCGAACCCGCTTGGCATCGAAGTCCGGGTAGACCTTGATCCACGCCTCTCCGCAGATGGCCGCGATGTCGAACGCCTTCTCCATAGCCTCGTAGGCATCCGACTCGTACAGAGCACCTTCCACGAACTGCTGCAGCGCCTGCGCGGAATCCTGCTGGGCCTGCGTTCCTCCGTCGGTCACGATCCAGGGACGCGGCCGGTTCTTCACGATCTTCGCCCGCAGAGACCGGACGATGGAGGCAATCACGTTGAGCGAGATCACCTGGCCGTCCGGGGTCGCGGCATAGGCTCCCGGCAATGCGCCGTTGCCTTGGTACAGGCGAAGCGCTCGCTTGTACGAGCGAATGCGGCGGGATTCTTGCTTCTCGGCTGCCTTGGCGTGCGACACCATCGCATCGGCCAGGGAGCGGTCCTCGGTCTCCCTCCACCACCTCTGGGTCAGAGGAGCCATCTTCGGCTTGCGTGCCATTTCACGTGCTCACTTCGTTTGCTCCTCGTCTCGTGTGCGCCCGGTCTTACCTGGGTCGGCGCTCTGCTTTATTGCTTCCACCAGGGCTTTGCTGCCCCTGAGTCCAGCTCGGCCTCCTCGACTTCCGACCACGGGTCCACTGCAGCGTTGGCCGCCCGGGCCTGAGAGACCGGCAGGTATCGGCGGGCCTCGCGGCTCGAGTACAGGAGCGCATCGAGCAAATGGTCCGGCATCCTGTCGTCGAGCGCGGTGTGATCCGCGTTCCAGCACATCATGGCCATCTCCTGAATCAGTTCGGAGTTGGCGGCCGGGATGAGACGGACTCGTCCTGCACGCACGTCCTGACTCAGGTAGCGGACGTACGTCAGTTTCTGCTGCTTCTCGGCCGCCTCGACAGACAAGCCGTGATGCCGCCGGAACTCGTCCGCGTAGCCTCTCCCCAGGCCTCCGGTGTCGATGACGGTCTTGACCACCGGGTACTTGGATTGCAGTCGCTTTATTTCCCCTGCGATCTCGGTCGGCGTCATGCCTGGCCGCTTGAATGATTCGGTCGCCACGAGGAACGGGCAATCCTTTGCATATGCAACCAATACGAATGCGCTCGACTCCGTGGCTCCGAGGTCGATGCCAAGCACGTACTGCCAGTCGTATTCCGGGGGCAGCATATGCAATGCGTTGCGCGTCTGGTCGTACGGGTACACCAGTGCAGCGTCGTCCCGCACCCAGCGGCCCAAGTACTCGCGCTGGAACCCTGGGTCCGACTCGTCGATTCCCGACAGGGCCAGGTGCCGCTCGATCCAGTCTCCGCTCTTGTTCAGCGTCAGGTTGTCGCGGGCTGTCCAGGAGTGCACGTGCCCTGCGAACCCATGGCTCGCCTTGAGGTCGGAGCCCGTGGTCGCGTCGTAGAAATACCCCGTCAGGGCCGCACCAGGCGAGCCCATGAGCGCCAGCTCCCCGTCATGATCCATCAGGGCGGGAGTCAGCACATCGTCTATCAGGCCCCTGACGTAGGGGCGAAAGCTCGCCACCTCGTCTACGACTGCTCTGCGGTACGCGGGGCCGCGGAACCGCTCCGTCTCCCCCTCGTCCGAGCATCCGGCCACCCAGATCTGGCTGTGGTTCCAGGGGATTTCAACCATCAGCTCGGACTCGTTGAAGTCTAGACCCAGACCGTAGCGGGTGTCCATCCGGCGCAGGACCGGCCACATGATCTTCTTGGCGATGGGCCTCGCCAGGGCGATGTAGACAGACAGGGTGTCTCGAGAGCGCAGCGCGCCATCGAGCAACCACACCGCTGCTGCGTGGCTCTTGCCTGCCCGCCTACCGCACAGAGCGGCCTTCCTCTTGGCCTGATCGTCGAACCAGGCCCTCTGGGCCGGGTGAAGCTTCAAGACCCACGGTCCTGGCACTAGGCCCCGTCGCGAGGCCTCCATGAACAGGACCTCCGGGCGGACAGGCGCGTTCATTTCTTGGGCTTGACCACAGTCAGCTTCGGGGGCTTGGGTGCAGGGGCAATGGCAGCTTCAGCCACCGGCAGAAACCGGCGCACTGCTTCCAGGGGGACTCCGTGCCTGGCCACGGCCTGCGGGTTGCGGGCCGTGATCCAGATCACACGCAGTGCCTCGTCCAGCTCCAGCTCCTCCACGTGGACGCCGGATTGGACAGAGCCCTTTCCAACCTCGAGGTACTGGAACCGCTCGGAGGCGTTCCGCAGTGAAATGGGCTCGCGAAGTTCGATGTTCTGCAGTTTCATGGCCTCGCTCCGAGCAGCATCCATGGGGCGAACGTCCAGCTCTGCGGCGGACGACAGGCCTCCAGAGGCGCTGTCTTGTGAGAGTGCAGGACGGGCGTCTCGTCGTCCCGCAGGTCGATGTCGGCTGCAGCCATCAGCGCCCTGGCCAGGCCCAGGCGCTGGAAAGCCCGCTTGACGTGCAAATAATGCAGACGCCTGGGCCGACTCTCCTCGAAACAGATCCAGCCCAGGATCACTGATTCGTCCTCAGGAGCCACAGCCAGCAGCACGCGGCTGCGGGCAATCAGGTCCTGGGCAATGCGGTTCCACCTGGGGTGGAACTCGGGTGATGGGATAGCGCGCACCAAGCGTGACAGCGTGTGGTCCCTGTAGCTCGAGATCCAGGACGACAGCACGTAGGGCATGTCTGGCTGGCCGGCCTCGCGCAGGACGAACTCGCTCATGGCCTCGGGGTCTCCAGTGCCGTGGCCGCCGCCAGGAGCTGCGCTCGCAACTCGTCGTCCGACAGCTGTTGCACCTGCACCGGAATGCCGCCCGGGCCGGAGATCTCGGCCCGAATCGCTGCATCCAGACCCGTCATCTTCGCCCTGCGTTCGCAGACCCGCAGTGCTGCCAGGATGGCCTGGGGCTCTCCGCGCTTGACCCGAGGGTCGAGCTTGCTCTGGAGACGATCCAGACGGTCCAGCTCGATCTGCCGCAACTGCTCCATGTTCTCCATCGCCTCCGCCTGCCTGCGTGCGATGTCCTCCATGACCGCGGTGTAGGCTGTCGCACGGGAGGAGTACCCGACCTTTCGGGCAATATCCTCCCACCGATAACCGGCCAGCCTAAGCTCGAGAGCCTTTGCGACCTTGGTTATTCGGGCGATGTTTCTTGGCTTTGAGGTTGGACGCTTTTTTGCGGGCTTTTTTGCGGGGGGAGTCTTCTTGAGCGGCATGGCGATGGAGCGGCTCTGGACCTGTTGCGGAGCCGTCTCCGCCCGAGCCGTCTCCACTCTTCACAACAACTTTGCGGTTGACCCTGCAGTTGGCCGCCCTGTCCAGGGCTTGCTCGAGAGTGATGTGCTCCGCCCGACCGAAGTGGCGATTTACGCCCTCAATCCTAACATAGAATAGGATGCGTGGGTGTTCAGTGATCTGCCTATGCACCCTCTCGAGCAGGCGAGTCGTAGAGGTCGGTGCAAGGTTGTTCAGCCGTTCAAGGGCGCGGCCGATCTGCGCCCAGACGTGGCTGGTGTGGCTGTACCCGCCTCCTAGGCGTCTGGAGGTCTCCATGACCGATGTCGTGCGGTACATGCTCCAGAACACATCGAGGTGCTCGTCGAGCAGTAGGCCGGCCCGGATCAGACCGGCGGCCATCTGCCGCCGGTTCAGCTCGGGATACGTGATCAAGAACTGGATGCGCTGGCGCACCCGATGCAGACGCACCGACACGCCATTCTGCGTCAAGCC